ACGGTAGGGAGTCCAAGTCTTGAAATCACGTTGTCGAGCATCCGTCTATACGCCAAAGAAGCGTCGATATATTTGTCGAGCAGAACCGAGACAATGGACGAACGAGTTTACAAGTGGGTACTCAACTCGTCGGGTAACTTTGGTGATGCCTACAACCGGATCATGGACGACGCTTTCCAATACCACGATGCAGTCATCATTGCCAACGACGACATCTGCCTGACTCCAGACTCTTATAGACTCATTCTTGAGGATGCCGAGCATCTACAGAAGGCAGGGCATAAGATCGGGGTTTTGGGAGCAAGGTCGGATTACATCTTAGAGGCCCAGAACATCCGGTTCGAGGGTGGAGCAAGAAACGGGATGAAGTGGGCAGAAGAACAGACGATCAAAGAGACGAGCGTCATTGCGCCGATCTTTGCTTACATCACGAAGGAAGCCTTCCAAGCGGTCAGGTTTCCGCCGATCAACTGGTTTTCAGATAACGTGTTTTGTCATACACTTACGATATGTGACTTTAAGCATTTTGTTTCAAGGAGTTACGTTCACCACGCAGGATCGCAAACGGTGGGCAAAGACGACTCTAAGAACATCAAGGAGGCTGCAAGATGGATGTGGGCAAACGAACCAGGGATAGCAAAGCATTACCGTCTCCCTACAGAATGAAAGTGCCTCCTGTGCCTATCAGGTACGACAGGAAAGTAGGTATACCTTTACAGCCTAAGGAAAAGAAATGAAGGGCTTGCTTTCCCCAAAAGTGATGATCGTCGTAAAACAAAATGGCGAGGACGAAGAATCTTCCGACTGTCCGATTGCGACACAAGACATCGAGGTTAACCTCAAGAACCGTCAGAAAGCCATAGACAAGGCTCAATACGGGCCAATGAACCCTAACGAGCCTAACAGTCAGTATTGGCGCGATATGGGTGCTAAGTGGCGTGTTTCTGGCGAGCAAGCCAAGAAGTCGCGTTGCGGGAACTGTGCGGCTTTCAACCAGAAGCAGTCCATGCTTGATTGTATCGAGCAGGGATTAGGCGAGGAAGATGATTGGTCAGCAGTAGATGCTGGCGATCTTGGTTTCTGCGAGATATTTGACTTTAAGTGCGCTGCGCTGAGAACTTGTGCGGCGTGGGTTACTGGCGGGCCTATCACAGACGAGGAAAACGGAGAGGGCTATGAAGAAAACGAAAGCGGAAAAGAAGATCTCGAAAGTGATGACTGAGTTTGGTAAAGGACAACTCCACTCCGGTAAGGGTGGGCCAGTTGTCAAGAGCCAGAAGCAGGCGGTCGCCATTGCTTTATCTCAAGCAGGAAAGGCCAAAAAGAAATGAAAGGCTTGTATGCAAACATCCACGCTAAACGCGAGCGTATAGAGAAGCAAAAGGCTGCTGGCAAGACTCCTGAGCGTATGCGTAAGCCTGGAAGTCCTGGTGCGCCAACGGCTAAGGCTTTCAAAGAATCAGCTAAGACGGCTAAGAAATGACCGCCGCCTGGACAAGAAAAGAAGGCAAGAACGCCAAGGGTGGTCTTAACGAGAAAGGCCGGAAGTCTTACGAGCGTGAGAATCCTGGGTCAGATCTAAAGGCTCCTGTTAAGTCAGGCGATAACCCGCGTAGAGCGTCTTTTCTTGCGCGAATGGGTAACATGCCAGGCCCAGAGAGAAAACCCGATGGGAGCCCTACCAGACTGCTCCTGAGCCTAAAGGCATGGGGCGCAAGTTCTAAGGCTGATGCTAAGGCAAAGGCTAAGGCTATTTCTAGTAGAAATAAGGCAAAGTAATCTGTTGTAAACAAACAACGAATGGACAATAAAGTGCTGAATGATGGTGAAAAGAGAGTACCTCCTGCTGCTGGCATAGGAAGGCAGAAGGGAGTACCTAACAAAAGCACTGCTGCGGTGAGAGAAGCCATTGCGAAAATGGCTGAGATGAACGCTCCGAGGTTCGCAATGTGGTTGGATGAAGTGGCTCAGAAGAGCCCAGAGAAGGCTTGCGACATCTACCTGAGAGCAATCGAGTACCACATACCTAAATTAGCGCGAACAGAGGTAACGGGAACTGACGGTCAACCAGTTGCGATGCAGATCTCATGGGCGCAACCCGAATAGTCATCCCTTATGCGCCGAGGGAGCAGCAGCTAAAGATCCACAATGCGCTATCAGACAAGCGTTTTGCTGTTGTTGTCGCGCACAGACGTATGGGAAAGTCGGTAAGTGCTGTCAACCATCTCATTCGAGCAGCGATAGAAAACAACAAGGAGGCTCCGAGATATGCGTTTATTGGGCCTACCTATTCCCAGACCAAGCGAGTTATCTGGGATTACCTCCTCAAATTTACCCAACCACTTAACGCCACTGCCAATATTGCGGAGCTACGGGTTGATTTCTGGAACAGAAGGATTCAGCTTGCAGGATCTGATAACCCAGACTCTCTGCGAGGACAGTATTTCGATGGCGTTGTATTCGACGAATTTGGCGATCAAGACCCGCGTATCTGGTCGGAGGTGGTTCGTCCAGCCTTGTCGGATAGGATGGGATGGGCTCTCTTCCTCGGAACTCCAAAGGGAAACAACCACTTCAAGACCCTGAGAGACCATGCGTCAGAGCATAAAGATTGGGCCATGCTTGAGTTCAGAGCATCAGAGACAGGTCTTATCCCTCAGACTGAACTCGACGCAGCCAAGTCCGAGATGGGAGACGACAAGTACCTGCAAGAGTTTGAGTGTTCCTTTGACTCAGCCATCGAAGGAAGTTACTACGGACAACTTCTCAATGAGCTACCGTCTGAGCGATTCCACGACATCCCTGTAGATGGTTTAGCTAAGACTTACTGCGCCTGGGATCTAGGCATAGGCGACTCCACTGCGATCTGGGTCTGTCAAAGAGTTGGATTAGAGACACGGCTCATTGACTTTGTGGAGAACCATGGTCAGGGGCTCGATTGGTATGTCAACTGGCTGAGAACAAATCATTACGAACTAGCCGAGCAGTTATTGCCTCACGATGTGCAAGTCAGAGAGTTAGGCTCAGGAAGATCGAGGTTAGAACTCCTGCAAGAAGCAGGGCTAAACATTACGATTGTTCCGAGAATGGGTGTTGACGATGGGATACAGGCCGTAAGAAGGCTGATTCCTTATTGTTGGTTCGACTCCAAGACTAAGCGTGGAGTGGACGCGCTAAGGAATTATCGGCGACAATACGACGATAAGCGTCAAGTTTACTGGGATAAGCCTCTTCACGATTGGGCATCTCATGCTTCTGACGCATTTCGGTATCTTGCGGTTGGTATGTCAGAGCAAACAAGTTGGTCTAAGCCGCTGAAACCTAACGTATCTTGGGTGGTCTAAATGGATGACGGACGATTAAAGGCGATTCTCCAAGGTGAGATTGATAACGCGATAGGTTTCTTGGAGACCGAAACGGTCGAGCAACGTAAGAACGCGCTCACGGCCTACATGCGTGATCCATATGGTAATGAAGTAGAGGGTCGTAGCCAGATCGTAACCGGAGAGGTTGCAGAAGCTATTGACGGGATGCTTCCGCCTCTCATGCGTTTGTTTACGTCTGCTGACCAGATCGGCGTATTTGAGCCTGTAGGCCCAGGTGATGAGCCTATGGCCATGCAAGCTACTGAATATTGCAACTGGGTGCTGATGAAGCAGAATCCAGGTATCTCGATCATGCACGACTGGTTCAAGGACGCAATCCTTCAGAAGGTCGGCGTTATCAAAGCCTACTGGGACGACTCAATTTCAGTCACTAAGGAACAGTACGCAAACCTGACAGACGATGAGCTAGCCATGCTTATGTCTGACGGGACGATGGAGATCGCAGCGCAGGAGACGATTGAGCAAGACATGGACGGCCAAGTCATGCGCGTTCATAACGTCGCGCTCATGCGCAAGACAAAGGCAGGAAGAATCAAGGTTGAGAACGTACCTCCCGAAGAGTTCTTGATTTCCAAAGCAGGAAAGACTGTTCGAGACACTCCCTTTGTCGCACATAGGAAACTTATTACGAGGTCGGATCTTGTCTCAATGGGGTTCGATCCTGAGATCGTGATGAACCTGCCGGTTTACAACGACCTTGAGTTTAGTGCTGAGTACATCGCTCGATACAACCGTGACGAACAACCCTACATGGAGCCAAGCCTCGACAAGTCCATGCAGACAGTTGAGGTGTTCGAGTGCTACCTAAAGACCGACTACGACGGAGACGGGATTGCAGAACTAAGACGTGTGCATTTTTCGGGGAACGAAATCCTAAGCAACGAGGAAACCGACTATGTGCCGTTTTACACCATCTGTCCTATTCCGATTCCTCATCGCTTCTTTGGGGATTGCCCTGCTGATCGTACAGTTGATCTCCAGCTTATCAAGACGACTGTAACGAGGCAGATGCTTGATAACCTGTACCTTCAAAACAATACTCGCATGGGTGCTGTCGAGGGTCAGGTCAACCTCGATGATCTCTTGAGCGTTACTCCTGGCGGTGTGGTGAGGATGAAGAATCCTGCTGCGCTGGTTCCGATTACGACACCTCCTGTTGGTCAGCAAGCCTTCCCTCTTTTAGAGTACCTTGATCAGGTTCAGGCTAAACGCACAGGTGTTACAGAAGCCTCTCAAGGTCTTGACCCTAACATCCTACAGAACGTGACTGCCGCGGCCATAGCGGCCCTTACGCAAGCCTCACAAGGAAAGATCGAACTCATTGCTAGGATCTTTGCAGAAACAGGCGTAAAAGACTTATTCAAAGGACTCTTACACCTCTTATGCAAGTACCAGGACAAAGCAGTTTTGATTCGGATGCGTGGGCAGTACGTCCAGTACGACCCGCGAGAGTGGTCGAACCAGTACGACTGCACAGTGAATGTCGGACTTGGTACGGGGAGCATGGAGCAAAAGATGGCAATGCTCTCAATGGTTCTGTCCAAGCAAGAGCAGATCATTCAAGCGTACGGCCCGAACAATCCTTTGGTTTCTGTCTCGCAGTACAGATCAGTATTAGGGAAACTTATTGAGGCAGCAGGGTTCCCAGATTCAGCAGAGTTCTTCAAACCTGTAGGCCCAGAGGTCGATGCTGCACTTGCACAACCTCAACAACAACAAGGCCAAGATCCTGCTATCCAAATGATGATGGCGCAGGCCAAAGCAGACATCGAGATCAAGCGTCAGAAAGCTATGGCCGATATTCAGCTTGCTAGAGAAAAGGCTTTAGCCGAGTTAGAACTCAAGCGTATGGAGTTCGAGGCAGAAGCGCAGATGAAGGCGATGAAAGTCGGGGCGGGTATTACTGGCAACGTCGAGATTCCAGGGTAAATCATGGCTACATACAACGGATATACAACCGATCAGCTTAGGGCGTTTGTCGATCAATACTTCTCAAACCCTAACAGCGCAGATATTCAGTACCTTCTTAATCAAGGCCTCATTTCCAACACAAACCCTGACACTCTTTTGTACTTTGGCCTAACAAATATGTTAGGTTTTAGTCCTGATGTGGCTAGGACTGCCGTGTCGGATGTTTTTGCTCCACCGCCGCAAGAAGAACCGCCTCCTTACGAGCCTCCTCCGGTTTACCAACCTCCTCCGGTATACACGGCAACAGATGGCACTACGTTCAGCAGTGAATCCGATAAAAACAACTATCAAACAGCAATAAACGCGCAGCAAAAGCTACGCACAGACGCGCAAGCCATAGGCATCAACTTGCCTTCATCGTGGTTTGTGATGACACCTCAGCAACAGTTTGACTGGTACGTTTCTAACAAGTTTGGAAGCGACAAACTAAAGGCTTTGGGCGTAACTGATGCAAATCTGCTGAAGGCTGTTGATGACGCAATCAAGCCGCTGACAGTAACGGATGTCGTTAATACGATTTCACAACCAATAGACCAAAATCAGACAGCAAACCAAACTGTAAACCAACAAGTAAACCAGGGAACTACAACCGTGACTGCTCCAACTCTACAGTCCTGGCAGAAGTTAGATGCCTCTGGGAACATCGTAAACAAAACGATGGGTGATTACACGTTTACAGAGATGGTTCCGTTTGCTCAGAACCTGATCTCGCAGCAGCAAGCGGCTGGTAAGTATTTAACGCCAGATGAGTTCAGAGTGTTTGCAGGACAACAAGGCGTACCTGATAGCCAAATGGCTGCATTGGTTGCAAGCCTTAACTTTCCAAAGGCTCCGGTTGTACAGCAACCCGCAGTCAATCAGCCTGTAAACAACACAAAGCCTTTATCTGCGTACACGAGCGCAGAAATGATTCCGTACATACAAAATCTATTTAAGGACAATCCCAACGTATCCGCGCAGATGGTCAGGCAGTACGCCATGTCGCAGAATGTTCCTGCGAGCGTGATTGATGCTGCTTTAGGTGGCGTTCAGATACCTACTGCTAACTTTGTGCCGTTTACTGTTGGCGGAGGTAACACATCCTTAAAGACACCAACTAATGACTTCTTCTACGGTGCTGGCCCAACTGAACAAGCACCGTTCATGTTTAAGTCAGGGGCGGCGGGATATACACGTTTGCTCCCTCAGTCTTTAGAGTTTGGTGTTCCTGCCGTCACTGGGACTAAGCCTTTATTCCAGCCTGGGATATTTGACAAGACTGCGCTACAGAAGGCTTACGAAAGCCAAACAGGTGAAAGTTATGGTGGCGAAGTAATCCCTGCTAATGACATCAGTCAAGCGAGTTACATGGGCGGCAAGATTACGCCCGAAAAGATTGCTTATGAGAAAGGCGGGAAGGTAAAAGGTCTGCTTGGGCCTAAACCCAACAACCCTGACGACGGTTATGGAAGCCTACAGGTAGGCGAGTACGTTATCCGCAAGAACGCAGTTAACAAGTATGGCGAGGATTTCTTAGAGGCTCTTAACGAGTCACGAATCCCCAAAAAGAAGGCTAAAGGACTCTTATGACCCAACGTTGGGAACGAGCAAAGGCTTTACTTGGCGACGAGTTTCTGAACGAAATCTTCGCTGAGTTGGAAAAAGACAACATCGAGCGTATTATCAATAGTCATCAGGACGACATTGAGCTTCGTGAGGACTCGTATCTCATGATTAGCGCAGTGCGTCGTGTGAAAGCGCGTCTTGAGTCCGTTGCCGCCGAAGGCGAGATGAACAAGAGACGATTCAAACTTTTTAAGTAGAGGTTAGTTTATGGAAAGCAGCAACCCGCAAGGGACTAGCTTGACAGTGGGACAGGCAGCAAATGCGTTTCTTGGGATGATGGATGGCGGTGGGACTCCAGCGGAGCAACCAGAACCCCAGCCAGAAGAACAGGAACTTGCTGTCAGTGAATCTGAGTCTGAGGAAGTCCAAGAGGAGGCTCAAGAGGAGGAACAGCGTTTTGTGGTGAAAGCCGCAGGTGAAGAACGCGAGGTGACCCTCCAAGAGTTGATCGAAGGCTACCAAAAGGGCACTGATTACCATAAGAAAACTAACGCGCTTGCAGAACAGCGTAAAGCAGTAGAGGCAGAGAAAGCCGCTGTCGAGCAAGCAAAGCAGGCACGAGATGCCTACGCCGAGCGACTGAAGGTGATGGATCAATTCCTAAGCCAGCAGATGCAAGGTGAGGATATTGAGAGTTTGAAAGAGACCGATCCGATAGCTTATGCGGTGAAGGTCGCGGAAATGACTCGCCAAGAGAAGCAACTCCAGCAGTTAAGAGCCGAGCAGCAACGCATTGCCAGAGAGCAACAAGCCGAGCAAGAGGTTCAGATGGAGAGGCGTATCGCGGAAGAGGCGCAGAAGGTTGCAAGTGCAATCCCAGACTACGCCGATCCGAAGAAAGGTGAGAAAGTCCGTAGTGATTTAAGAGCGTTTGCAAAGAGCATCGGTTACTCTGATGCGGAACTTGCAAGTGCGACTGACTCTCGTGCCGTGGTGACGTTATGGATGGCCGCGCAGTATCAGAAATTGCAACAAAGTAAGCCTGGGGTAACCAAAAAAGTTACGGAGGCTCCGAAGTTGCTAAAGCCTGGGACTGCCACAGGTAAGACCATTCAGTCAGAAGCAGCAAAACAGGACTTTGCGCGTCTCAAAAAGACAGGTAGTCGACAGGACGCTGCAAGGGTTTTTGAAAGATTCTTGTAATTAGGAGTTAGAAATGACTGTTCCTTCAGGTACATTCCAGACCTTTACCGCTATCGGTCAGCGTGAAGATCTAACCGATGTTATTTACAACATCTCCCCGACCGAGACACCTATCCTTTCGTCGCTTGCTCGCACCAAGGCAACGGCTGTCTACCACGAGTGGCAGACCGACACGTTGGCAGCAGCAACAACCAACAACGCACAGGTTGAAGGTGACGACGCTACCGCAGCAACCATTAGCCCGACGACTCGTC